CGGTGACGAAAGATTTGTGCGCACAACACACGCAGAAGACGGTCCTCCGATTTATAAAAATAAAAGCGACAACGAAGCGGGCGGTGACAGCACTATCCCACAAAATGAATTACTGCGTTTTAGAACTCGAACTGGTCATCAAATATTAATGCACAACAGTGAAGACTTAATTTACATAGGAAATTCTAGAGGAACTACTTGGATAGAAATGTCCAGCGATGGTAAAATTGATATTCATGCACAAGATAGTGTTAGTATTATGACCGAGAACGATTTAAACATTACTGCTGAACGCGACATTAATATGGAAGCTGGTAGGAATGTTAATATTAGAGCTACAGGCAGAAACCAAGACGGCGAAGGCGAAACAGGCAGAGTTCAAATTGAATCTAAACAAGACTTTAATTTGCATGTTGGAGCAAATAGTAAAATTACAGTAGGTAAAAATCAGCACATAAAAGTAAAAGAATCGCAATATATTGACACAACAAAATCATTACATATACATTCAGGTAAAGACAACAGATTAACAGCCGCAGGATCGACACATATTACTAGTGCTAAAGAGCATAGAGAAACAGCAACGTATGTTCATATGAACGGACCAAAAGCAGCGCCATCAAATGTTGCTGAAGAAGTAACTCCTTTGACAACAAATACATTACCCCGTATCGAATCAGGCGGCGCGATAAGCTCCTACGAAAGTATATTAGCAAGATCTCCCCAACATGAGCCTTGGCCGCATCATGAAAACTTAGATCCGTTATCGTTTAAGAAAATTTACACAGATAGAGATTCACCTGGCGCACTTCCTAGTGCAGACCGTATTGTTACTCCAGACACGTTTGATAAAAATTTACAAGGCAGAAAATCGAGTGGATATGTACAAGGCAGCGGCGGTAATATTAGTACAGGAAATTCTAGTCGTCCAGGTGGTAGCGGACAAACACCTGTGCCTCCAGGAGACTATAACAGTGACTATGTGTTTGATGAAAATATAGGAGCATTAAGTGAAAAATACGAATCTCGAGGCAACCCTGCTATTATTGGATGGGATAGTACCGGTGGATGGAGTTACGGAAAATACCAACTAGCAGCAAATACAGGCGCACTAAATGAATTCCATAGTTGGTTAAAAAAGACACACCCTAACATTGAAAGTCAACTAAAGACCGCAGGCGGACCAGCAGGAGGAAGAGCAGGCAGTGCAGCATATAAAGAAGCTTGGTCTTTAGTAATGGGAACGGCTGCAGGAGGAGAAATACAAAGTCAGTATGCTGGAATACAATATTATGTTCCTGGCGCCAGACGAATCTTAAATGGATCTGGAGTTAATCTTGCACTCCGGTCTACGACAGTACGCCAAGCAGCATTTTCCACAACAATACAACATGGTGCCGGCGGAGCGTCAAAAGTTTTCCGAAATGCATTAGCTGGATTAGGATATACACCAGCTGATATAACTGCAACAGTGCCTACTGACGCAGCGTTAATTAGAGCAATATATTCTGAACGCCGAGCTAAACATGGTGGCAAATATTTCCCTAGCAGTAGTGAAGGTATCAGAAATAGTGTTGTTGACAGATTTCATAATGAAGAGGCAGATGCAATTAGAAGTTTAAACGAAGAAATTCTAATTGCACAAGCAAATCCTCCGACATCAGATCCGACAGATAATAGCGCAGGCACAGAAACAGTAGCACCGCATCGCGGCGCTGTTTAATTAAGGTAAATATAGTATGAGCCAATTAGAAAAAAATCTTTATAAACGTGTTACCGTAAGCCAGCCTACTCAAACAGCAAACACTGGCAGAAAATACAGAGGATTTTCAACAGTTGCAGACGCTAAGAGCTTCAGTGTGTATGACTACGAGCTTATAAAGCAAGATTTAATTAACCATTTCCATATACGCCAAACTGAAAAATTAAGTGATCCTACATTTGGCACCATTATATGGGATATTCTATACGAGCCATTTACAGTTGACGTGCAAGAAGCAATTATCGAAGATGTTACTAAAATTATTAACTACGATCCTAGAATAAAGGCTGAAAATATTGTTATTGATACGTATGAGCAAGGCATACAAATTGATTGTACTATAACTGTACTTCCTTTTGGTATAACTGATGAATTGCGCTTCAAATTTGACAAAGACAACGGTCTACTCCAACAATAAAAATTAAATACACACATTATCATTTCAGGTAAATACATTAGTAAACAAGGAAAATGATATGTCTTCAAATGATAGACAGTCCAGGCTATTAGTAGCAGAGGACTGGAAACGAATTTACCAAAGCTTTAGGAACGCAGATTTCCAAAGCTACGATTTTGATAACCTAAGACGCACAATGATTAACTATTTGCGTCAAAACTATCCAGAAGACTTTAACGATTACATTGAATCGAGTGAATATCTTGCGCTAATTGATATGATTGCTTTCCTTGGGCAAAACTTATCATTCCGCATTGATTTAAACGCTCGTGAAAACTTCCTTGAAACAGCAGAGCGCAGAGAAAGTGTATTACGTCTAGCACGTATGCTATCTTACAATCCAAGACGCAATCAAGCAGCTAACGGCTTGCTTAAATTTGACACAATTAAAACAACTGAAAACATTTTAGATAGTAACGGTTTAAACATGGCAGGTATTACTGTTAAGTGGAATGACCAAACTAACTCAAGTTATTTTGAACAGTTTGTTAAGATTATGAATTCGGCATTGCCGTTGTCTAACTCAATTGGTAATCCTTTAAAGTCTGCATTAATTGCAGATGTGCAAACACAAAAATATCGCTTAAATGCTACAAACACTGGGCAAGCAATTTACCCGTTTACTAAACGTGTTGAAGGGGTAAGCACACGTTTTGAAGTAGTAAGTACTGACATATCAGGCGAAAACGTGTTAGAGGAAGCGCCACTGCCTGGCAACAGTCCTGCATTTTTGTTTAGAGATGATGGACAAGGAGCTGGTAGTAATAACACTGGATTCTTTATGCATTTCCGTCAAGGTAAACTTGAGACAGGAAACTTTGCAGTAAGTAATCCAACTCCAAATCAAGCAGTACAAATTGATGCTGAAAATATTAACGACAGTGATGTATGGTTATTTGCATTAAATAGTGCAGGCTTTGAAAGCAGTGAGTGGACAAAAATTGACTCTACTGAAGGCAATAACGTTATCTATAATAGTTTGTTTAATAAAACTAGAGACGTATTTGCTGTAACAACACGCATTGGCGACAGAATTAATTTAAACTTTAGTGATGGTGTGTTTGGAAACTTAGCTACTGGCAACTTTAGATCGTATTACAGGACTAGCAATAATCTACGTAGTGTGATTACTCCTAGTGCAGTAGGAACAGTAAGCATTGATATTCCGTACCAGTCGAGAAACGGCTCAGCGCAAACACTTACAGTTGGTCTTAAATTAAATTACACAGTTAGTAACGGTACCGCATCAGAAACTAGTGCAGAAATTAAACAAAATGCACCAGCAACATATTATACACAAAACCGTTTAGTTACTGGCGAAGATTATAACATTGGTCCGTTAGCAATTAGCCAAGACATTATTAAAACTAAAAGTTCGAATAGAATTTCAAGTGGAATAAGTCGGTTCTTTGACTTAAAGGATGCAAGTGGCAAGTATTCAAATACTAGTTTGTTTGCAGATGACGGCATAATTTATAAAGAAGAATTTGCCGAAAAACAATCATTTACTTTTGCAACACAAACTGACATTGAAGGTATTATATATAATACTATTGAAAGCATATTAAGTAGTGCAACTGCACAGAACTTTTATCTAGCAAAATATCCAAAAATTATAGTAAGTGATCTTAACGCAACTTGGTCTCAATCTAGCACAAGTACAAATAGATCATTAGGTCTATTGCAAGATACTGATAGTAATGCATATACTGTAGGTACGTTTACTGCTAATAGTTTGCGATTATTAGAAGCAGGCTCGATGTTGAAGTTTGTTGCTCCTACTGGCAAGCACTTTATGCCCGACGGCACATTAATGGAAGACAGCAGTAGCGGAGACCATTTAGGAAAAACAACATACAAATGGTGTAAGTTAATTTCTGTAACAGGAGACGGCACAGTAATAGACGAAGATGGCATTGCTCCTATTTCAGTAAACGATGTTATACCGACAGGCGCAGTACTACAGCAAGTTATACCAAATTTTTCTAAAGTATTAATTAATGACATAAAGACACAATTAATTGACCAAACATTTGAATACAAGGATTTTGCACTACGTTACGATCAATATGACAGACAGTGGAAACTAGTATTAGCACAAGACATTAACACACTTAATGCATTTGCTACTGGTAAAGCAGGCGACATAACAGGTGCTAATTTAGATTCAAGCTGGATGCTATACTTTAAAACAGACGGCGAAAAATATACAATTACATATCGAAATTTAAGATATGTAATGGAAAGCGCAGACGAAATTAGATTTTTCTTTGACGCTGCTGATAAGATTTATGATCCGTCAACAGGACAAATTGTTAGAGACAAAATTGATATATTAAATATTAACCGTAAGCCTGGACAATTAATTCCGTTCACATCAGACTATAACTGGACAATTACTGATGCATATAGAGATTCTGAAGGATACTTAGATAGTCGTAAAATTCAAGTTCAATTTATTGACCTTGATGATGACGGTGTAGTTGACGATCCTGATATTTTTGAACAAATTGTCGGCGAAGAAGATACAACTATTCTTACAAAAGACAAATTAATATTCCAAAAGAAATACACCACAACTGACGGTGTAGAAGATTTTAAATATTTTGCAAACACAACTGCTGAAATTATTGTAGTACAAAACGAAGCAGCTATTGCTCCGTACAGTGCTAGAGTAGAAGGACAAATATTTTACTTAATTAACGAAGGTATTTTTAGGAAGCTTAATAAACTACTAAACAATACAGAAATTAATACAGACTATAAAGCATTCTTTGGCAGAGCAGATTTAAAGTTCCATTATGTACATGTTGCAGACAGTGGCTATAGAATTGATCCAAGTGCAAGTAACATTATTGATACTTATATTTTATCTAAAGCGTACGACATGCAAGTAAAGCAATATGTTGCTGGAACACTTTTAGTACAGCCTAAGCCTCCTAGTAATGATGAATTATTTAGAAGCTATGGCAGAGAAATAAACAAAATAAAAAGTTTAAGTGACGAAGTTATCTATCACCCTGCAAAGTATAAAATCTTATTTGGCGACAAAGCCCCAGCAGATCTGCAAGTTAAATTTAAGATTGTTAAAAATGCTGGTGTAGTTATCAATGACAACGAACTTAAATCAGACATTATTGAAGCTATTAATAAATTCTTTGATATTGAAAATTGGGACTTTGGAGAGACATTTTACTTCCAAGAACTTAGCGCCTATATTATAAACCAGCTGTCACCAAAACTGGTAAGTATACTAATAGTACCGCGCCAAACAACACAATCGTTTGGTAGTCTATTTGAAATAAAGAGTGAGCCAGATGAAATATTTGCAAGTGCAGCGAAGGTGAGTGATATCGAAACAATTGATCAATTAACAGCAACTAATTTACAAGCTAGCGGAACAGTAATTAACACTGTTGCAACTAGCATAACATCAGGAATAACAAGCAGTGCATCGACACCTGCAACAACGTTGTCACTAGGCGGCGGGCTAAACACAAATTCAAGCGGTTCGGGATCAAGTGGTTCAGGATCAAGTGGTTCTAGTGGTGGAGGATATAGTTACTAATGGCTAAAAATGATCAGAACGAAAGCGCACTACCTGTTCCAGGACAGAATAATAAAATTACTGCAAGTGATTTTTTACCAAAGTTCTTTAGAACTCAAGCTAATAAAAAGTTTTTACAAGGCACACTTGATCAACTTATACAGCCTGGCGTTGCGGAAAAGATAAATGGTTATTATGGCAGAACAACTGCTAAAGCATATAAATCTACTGATAATTATGTTGATGATGTAACTACTGACAGAACTAACTATCAGCTAGAACCTGCAACAGTTATTAAAGACACCTATGACAACGTAACTTTTTATAAAGATTATAATGACTACATCGGTCAACTTGATGTATTTGGTGCAAACATAAATAACCACAGTCGTTTAAACAGCCAAGAAACTTATGCATGGAACCCAAATATTGATTGGGACAAATTTGTAAACTTCCGTGAATATTATTGGATGCCAAATGGTCCTATTAGTATTCCTGTAAGAGGACAGAGCAGAGATATTGTTAGTACATATACTGTTACTACAGAAGATCAAGGTGACAATATTGCCTATGTTTTTAATGATGGGTTAACACGTAACCCTAAATTAAAATTATACCGTGGACAAACATATCGTTTTGAAATTAATGCACCTGGTCACCCAATGGCTATTGCTATTAGTAGAACATTTACACCCGGTACTGCTATATTAACAGCAGGCACAGAAGGTTTACGTGCTGATGGATTATTCGATGCAGTACTTTACGGTAATGAATATGACCAAGGCGACTACATTATTCTTCCAAGCGGAGGCAGCGTAACATTTGCAGATGATGATAATGTTTCGACATTTTATCCGGATGGTATTCGCAAGTTAGGTGAAGAAGGCGAAGAAGTAGCTGTAGCATATATTGAAAAAGGTACAATAGAATTTACTATTCCTTTTAATTCACCTGATAGATTATACTACATTAGTAAAAACGCAGTTGATACTAGCGGACAAATTAGAATTTACGATGTTGAAGAAAATTCGTTCTTAGATGTAGGGACAGACATTATTGGTAAGAAAACTTATAAAAGTTCTAATGGTGTTGAATTATCAAACGGAATGAAAATTAGATTCCAAGGCGATGTATTACCAATTAAGTATGACACTGATGATTGGTATGTTGAAGGTGTCGGCGCCAAGATTAAATTAATTAAAGATAAAGATTTAATTATTCCAGCAGCATATAGTGAAATTAAACGTATTGCATTTGATAGTGATAAATTTGATACATTGCCATTCAGTGACGCAACTGCAAACGCAACTAATAAAGATTACATTGTTGTTAATAGAGCATCTCCGGATAGAAATGCATGGAGCCGGTATAATAGATGGCATCATAAAGATGTAATTTTACAAAGCTATAAATTTAATAATCTATCTAGAGATGTAGATGAAACTTCTCGTGCAAAACGCCCTATTATTGAATTTGAAGCAGGATTGAAATTAAATAACTTTGGAGCGTTTGCCAAACAAGATGTTGATTTAGTTGATACATTTACTACAGATGTTTTTAGTACAATTGAAGGTCAAATTGGCTATAATATTGACGGCATTGATTTAGCTGATAACATGCGTATCTTGTTTACAGCAGATACTGATATTCTAGTTAGTGGTAAAATTTATCAAGTTAAATTTGTTAAAATTGGAAATAATAGACAGATAAGTTTAATTGAAACTACTGACACATTGCCAATAGATCTTGAAACTGTATTAATTACACAAGGTACTAAAAATGCAGGTAAAAGTTACCACTATCATAATACTAAATGGACTGCTGCTCAGGCAAAGACAACACGTAACCAACCTCCAATGTTTGAAGTGTTTGATACAAACGGTAATAGTTTTAGCGACACAACTTACTATGGCTCAACTACATTTACAGGATCTAAGCTATTTTCATACAGCATTGGTGAAGGAACAGCAGATACTGAATTAGGGTTTGCATTAGCTTATAAATCTATTAATAACTCGGGCGATATTTGCTTTGATTTTAACTTACTAAATGACACATTTGAATACCAAACAGAAACAGACTTATTTAACCAATCAATATCAAGCGGCTATTTAAAGAAATATAAAACACTTACTAATTTTGCATATGTAAACGGATTTAGTAGCACACCTACAATTAGTAAACAATTTGTTATACGGGAATATGCTGCAACTAATATTCAAGTTAATAACTTTGAAATTGACGTTTATAATAATTCAAGTAGTATTGCTAACTTAAAGGTAGTTGTATTTGTAAACAATAAATTACAATTAATTAATAATGATTACATAATTGATAAAACTAAAGCCAATGCAGTTATTACATTTGTAAAAGATTTAGTAGCTACCGATGTTATTAAAATTAAGACAGATAGTAAAACTATTAAAAATTCTAATGGCTATTACGAGTTTCCGTATAACTTAGAACGCAATCCTCTAAACGATGATGTTAATCAATTCACACTAGGCGAAGTAATTGATCACGTTGATAGTATGCTGGAAGATATTCCTGGATACGTTGGCAAATATCTTGGACCAAGCAACCTACGCGATCTTGGCGACTTAGATCGCTACGGCAAACGTTTTGTTAAGCATAGTGGACCAATTAACTTACCATTATATCACGTAACTAACAAAAGTTATAATATTATAAAGGCATTAAAATATTCTAAAAAAGAGTATTCAAGATTTAAGAAAACTTTCTTAGATACTGCGGCAACACTAGGATATGATGGCCCTATTAAAAGCCATGTTGATTATATATTAAAAACAGTTAATAGTGATAAATTAAAATCGCAGCCTTTTTACTTTTCAGATATGATTCCTTTGGGATCATCTAATAAAATTGATTATACAGTTTTAGATTCAAGAACAACTGAGTATCCAATTACAGAAAGTTTTAATCTTTCTACGTTAAGTTCGACAAGTGTAACTGTTTATTTAAATAAAATTCAATTAACTCATACCAAGGATTATAATTTTAATATTCCAGGATATGTTTCAATTAGTGCTGGACAAGTAGAAAACGATTTAATTGAAGTACACGAATATAATAATACTGATGGCAGCTTTATTGCTCCTACTCCTACAAAGCTAGGCTTATATCCTAAGTATTATCCTGAATTAACAATTGACGATACTGTACAAGGTACTGAACCAAACACTGCAGGCCCGTTTAAAGTATACGGCGAAGATAGTGCAACTAGTACTAGAGGATGGTTCTATCCTGTGTATACAACTAAAAGCGCAGCAGGTTTAGGAGCATTATCAAAGTCATATACGTTTACAGGATTAAACAAAATATTATACATGCCGGTCTCTGGAGCAACTCTTGCTGGCAATGATAACATTGAACTTGATGAATACCCAGTAGGTGTTGCATTTATTAGAGGCCACGACGGCAGCTACATTAAAGCATACAAAGATTTTAGAGATGAATTACTATTAGAACTAGAAAAAAGAATTTTTAATAATATTAAATCTGAATATTCAACTGATAGATTAAATATTAATACATTTATCGGCGGCGAATTTAGAACTAATGAATTCACTAAAACTGAAATTGATAATACCATGCTTGGCGACTTTACGCAATGGCTGCAACAAAATTTAAATAACCAAACTTACACAAATAACACATTTTACGATAGAACTAACAATTGGACATTTAACTATTCTGATACTACTTCTCCGGCTGGCAACTTAAATCCAGGTTATTGGAGAGGGGTGTATGTAAGATCATTTGACACAGATCGTCCTCATACTCATCCTTGGGAAATGCTAGGATTAACTACAAAGCCAAGTTGGTGGAATACAGTTTACGGCCCTGCGCCGTACACTGGTGATAACTTAGTAATGTGGAAAGACTTAGAAGAAGGTCGTATTGCAGATCCGCTTAATACTAGGATTAATCTTAACTATGTAAGACCTGGATTAGCAAGTTTTATTCCAGTTAACAGTGCCGGCACGTTGCTATCACCATTGAATAGTAGATATGCTAGAGACTTCCAAATACAATCTACAACTAAGAATTTTAAGTTTGGTGATTATGCTCCTATTGAAAATGCATGGCGCAGAAGCTCAGACTATCCCTTTGCTGTATTATCTGCAATGTTATTAAACAAGCCTGCTAAAACAATGGGATTAGGATTTGATGTTTCAAGAACATCTAAAAACTTAGCAAATCAATGGATATACACTAGTACAAATAAGCCAATTGTTATTAAAAATTTAAAATTGCCAAACACTTTTGAATCAACTACTAGAACTAATACTGCGGGATTAGTAAACTACATTTACAATCTTGTAGCAAGTGATATTTTAACTGTATACAATGGATATAAGACTGATCTACAATTAATTAACAACCAGTTAGGCATTAAAATTGCAGGATTTACTAGCAAAGAAAAATTTAATTTAATACTTGATAGCAGATCACCTACACAATCTCTAACACAAGATGGCATATTTGTACCACAAGAAAATTATCAAGTATTCTTAAACACAAGTAGTCCTACTGAACTTGCTATTTTTAGTGGTATTATTGTAGAACGTGCAGAGTTAGGTTATGTTTTAAGAGGTTACAATTTAGAAAAGCCTTATTTTGAATATTATCTAGCACAAGCTGGAGCAACATCAAGTAATGTAACAGTCGGCGGAATTGCTGAAAAGACAATGGCGTGGGACATTAACACTTCGTATATTAGTGGCGAAGTAATAGAGCATAATAATGCTTATTACAGAGTTATTACCTCGTTTACTAGTGCAGTATCATTTGACACTGATAACATTGTTAAACTTCCAGTGTTACCTTTAACTGGCGGCAGAACCGCAGAGTTTAAGAAAGATTTTAATACTAACGCAATACAAACATTACAGTATGGTACACGTATTAATACAGCACAAGAAGTTGTTGACTTTATATTAGGCTACAGTGTGCGACAAAAAGAAATTGGATTTAGCTTTGAAAATGTTATTGAAGGGTCTAATGTAGTTGAAAATTGGTCACAAAGTGCAAAAGAATTTTTATTCTGGACAACACAAGGCTGGGCAAATAGTTCTTTAATTGCAATAAGTCCTGCTGCAAATTTAATAGAATTTAAAAGAGACTATTATGTAGTTGATAATATCAAAGATGAATTTTACGGATATAGTATCCTTAAAGCCGATGGCCTATATTTAGATTCAGAATTTAACAGTTTATTACGAGATCAAAATAGTTTTGGAATTCAAACAGTAGACACTGAAGAAGGTCTTTATCATGTAGCGTTACCGTTAGTACAAAAGGAACATGTTGTATTAATAGACAATAATACAGACTTTAATGATGCAATTTATAATCCTAGTACGGGTTATAGACAAGAACGAATCCGTGTTAATGGTTACAGATCAGATAACTGGAATGGTGGATTAAACATTCCTGGATTTGTATACGATGACGCAAGCTTTACAGATTGGGCCCAGTGGAAAGACTATAAGATTGGCGATATTGTAAAGTATAAACAGTATTATTATGTAGCAACAGTTAATGCTACAGGTTCTCAAAACTTTAATCCATCTAACTGGTATCAGCTAAATGAAAAGCCTGTATCTGAATTAATGACTAACTTTGATTACAGAGTTACACAGTTTACAGATTTTTATGATTTAGATTCAGACAGCTTTGATATTGAACAACAGAAGATGGCACAGCATTTAATAGGTTATCAAAAACGCCAGTATCTTGCTAACATTATTAATGATGATGTAAGTCAGTTTAAATTCTACAGAGGTGCAATTGCAGACAAAGGCACAATGAATGTGTTTACTAAATTGTTTGATGCATTAGGTAATACAGCAGACAACTTAGATTTTTACGAAGAGTGGGCAATTCAAGTTGGAAGATTTGGCGCAGTTGATAATGTCCAACAAGTTGAGTATAACATACAACAAGAAAAAATGCAAGAGTCGCCACAGGCTGTTGAACTTGTAAATAATTTACCTGCAACTAACTTTGATAAGATTTATAGAATACTACCAAACGAAGTATTTGACAAGCCTGCAGGATATACTCACGCACCGTTTCCGACTAAAACACTAACTAATGAGTATATTAAAACTGGAGGGTATGTTAACGAAACTGATGTTGACTTTATTGTTGGTAGTATGATTGACCTTGCAGCAGTTGATACAAATCAAATTAAACTAGGTGATACTATATGGGTAACTGACACTGATAATAAATCTTGGTCAGTTATGCAATTAATAAAAGCAAAAGCAAATGTTATTACTATTAATGCTCTTATTACAGATATATCAGCAAATAATTTAAATCTTGTTGAACTAACTTTTAATAAATGGACAACTGCATTATTTACAGTCGGCGATTATATTGGCATTCGTGGAGCACAGCAACAGAGTGCTAATGGACTGTACGAAATTGATAGCATTAATTTAAATACTGTCCGTATAAGAGTTCCTGTAAGTAATGAAATATCTAATATTGAAGATGTAGAATATGCAGTGTCTATATTAAGAACAGTACGTGTTAATACTGTTTCAGAAATTAACAATGCATTAAATCAAACACTTTATTCTAAGCAAAAACTTTGGGTAGATACATATAACACTGAATGGTCGGCATTAGAAAATAATCCTGTTTACTTAAATTCACAGTCTATTACTAATCCAACAATGTACGACAGTACTGACCAAGGATTCGGCGATAGTGTAGCAGTAACAAAAAATAATACTAACGTATTTGTATCATCGCCAAATGACTTAAACGGAAAAGTATCAGTATACAGGCGCACTAGAGAAAATTCAAATTTACTATTAGATCAAGAAATTACGCTTGATGATGCAACACGCTGGCAGAAAAATACAGATTATCTTAAAGATACAAAAATAATATATACTACTAATAAAATTCCGAGATATTATATATCAACAGTACAACACACTAGCTCTGAGTCTTTTGAAGATGATTTGGCATCTGTAAAATGGACACTAACAGATAGTCCTGCAGAATATTTTGATATTACTGATGCAGACTTTGGCAGAAGTATTGCAGTATCGCCAGACGGCGAGTACTTAATTGCAGGTATTCCGCAAGCAAGCGATGTTAAAACTCGACTAGCATACAAAACAGACGCAAGCACTGGAAATTCTACATTCGACTTTCAGGGAGACGCTGCATATGTTAAAAATGATATTGTACGTTATAGAGAAAGTTTGTGGAAAGCAAATAGATCAATACTTCCAAAAATTGCAAATCAGCCATTTAGTACATTTGATACATATGTAAATATTGCTAGTGCAGTAGACGCAGACAGTACTACATTAACTTTATTAGTTGCAGGCGATGCAGGGTTACCGGGTAATACAACAAGTCACTTGCTAGTACGAGCTCCACAAGATATGTATATTGGAACAAAAGCAGGCGACACAGTTAACTTATTCTGGAACAGACGTAGCTTTGCATATCCTACACTTGATAATTATCTACCATTTTATGGTGCTATTTCAGAAATTACACCAGAATTTTTAAGCCAGCAGCACACAGTTGTTGAAAAAATTGATCATGTATTTTATATTGATACATTTGTAACATTGCCAGAAGTGGGAAGTTTTGTAACAACTGACACTGGTAGTGCTGAAGTATTTTATGTAAGCACTAGAAGAGACAGTGCAGTTGTATATGTTAAAAATACTAACGGCGTATTCGCAATTACAGATGAACTGTTTATTAACGGAGTTGATTTTGTTGGATTTTACACAGAAGAGTCAACTTATGCTACTAGTACAGCAGTAGGCGGCTTCTGGTATATAAACACAGGATTAAGTTATTCAAATAACAGTACGTATTACGATAACGGACAGGGATTAGTTTACGCAGATGTTAAATTACAGGGTTCAGCCCGAGCCCTTAACAATTATTATAATATCCAAGATACTGTTGGAGCTATTGGTGCATATGTAACTAATAAGAACCAAGTAAGTTATATTGAGCAATTATCATACCGTGGTGATCCATCCGGAGCAGATGCACAGGACGGAGTTGAAGCTGACCAACTTAGTAACAAGTGGATAGTACGTGCCGGCAAAACATTTACTGACGGATTGTCTATTAGTGACAATACAGAATTTAGATTATACGATCTTGACAACAGAGTAATTGATGTCGAAGCTGCTGGATTTACATATGCTATTTTAAACAAAGCACAAACTGTTGTTGATTTGTGGGATGGTTATATTGACTTTTCTCTAACTGAATTTGACTTTAATGGGTTTGCATACGAGCCGCAAGTTGGTGATACTATTGAAGACATACAAATTCCTAGAGATGGCGCAGGCGGCTTAGCATTAACGACAATTAGTACAAGTACTGCTGAAGTTGTGTTTATGAAGCGCAACTTTAATAGTGTTAGAGTTTATCTAAAAATAATAACCGGAACTTGGACAGAGCAATCTAATATTGGTAAATTTCAAATTCGTAGGCTATCAAATACTGGATTACGTGGCGCCGGAGACGCTGACCGTACAATTGGTACAGTAACAAATATAAACAACAGCATAGTATTAGGTACTTCGATAATTGGCAAGTTAGTAGTATTTCAACATAGTAGTAACTTTGATGTTGTTACAACACCGACTATAATTGATGAAGAATACTGGACATTTGACGAGACCATTGAACAAGGTATTCAGAGGTTGTCTAATCCTCCTTATAGTTTAAACAAAGATTATACGCAAATATATAATATTCCTGCTACAAAAACAGGAACAAGTCCGGCTATAGCAAACGAAGGTGCAGTTGCAATTTATAGAAGGTTACGTGACGGTACTTACCGCTTGCAACACACACTAGCATCAGAATATAGAGCAGCAAATAGAAACTTTGGGTCTAAAGTTGCAATTGTACAAACTGAAAACTACTACACGTTATTAGTTGCTAGTGATAGCATTGTTACTGCC